ATGTATATTGTCAAAGGTTTTAAGAAAAACAGCGGAGTTATTAAGGAAACAGGCAGAAAGTGGGAAAACTACACACTTTTTTGCCTTAAGGAAAGCAAGGACGAGAGCGTGACTGGATATGAAACACATATCGCTAAAGTGTCAACAAAGGTCTTGCAGGAAACTTTTCCAAACTCTTCGGCTATCATTGATAGCCATGTAAACATAAACTACGGCGTTCGTACTTTCGGTGGTGCTGAAAAGCTTGTTGTCGAAAGTATAGACATAATCAAGTAAGAAAGGAGATTAAAGAGTATGCCTATTACAGTTCTCACAGGTGAAACAACTGCTATTACTTCGGGTGTATCTACAATTACCGACCTTGTGTCACAGGTCTGGACTATTATGACAAGCAATCCGCTTGTTATGGTGTTCGTTGGTGCTTCGCTCCTCGGTGTGGCTGTCGGTGTTATTCGTAAGCTTACAAAGGGTAAGGCATAAACACTCGCTTGTGCGGGGCGGTCAATCCGCTCCGCATTTTTTATTTTGAAAGGAGAAAACTAAATGAAAAATAAAATTCGGCGGTTAGTGTCAATCCTTTCCGCTATGGTGCTTATGGTCTGCTGTGCCGTTCCTGCGTTTGCTGATGATACAGTAACTAAAAATGACTTGTCAAGTGTTAAGTGGTCTATTGTTAGTAAATCTTCTGACATTCCGCATTTTACTGATGTTTATAATTATTTTCAGTCAACCATTTCTAAAACCGATAATTATATAGCTGTTTATGGTAAAAAATCTGACGGCACATCAGAAACTAATATACTCTATTTCGACCCAACTGCTATTGCATATTATAGCTTTACAAATAATCGATTTTTGTTTGGCTCAAACTATGAGTATGATTCTCAGCGTTTACTATTTCAATTTGATTCATCCGATAATAATACTCAAAGTGTTGGTTATGGTGGTTGGGAAGTTACTAAACCAAATGGCTTTATAAAATCTCAATGCCGTGCATTAATTAATCTTAATGACTATGTTCAATCAACAGTTAAAGTATATTTCCATACAAAAGTATATGATTTTGATAACATAGAAAACGAATTAGACCCCAACGCCCCACCAACTCCCTTTACTGTCGATTACTCCCCCACTCTCTCCGAGGGTATGAGCCGTAAGGGAACACTTGTCGCTCCAGGTGCAAGCAATGACGGACAGGAAATTGAAAGCAATGGTCTTAACGTCCGTGTCACACTAACGGACGAATTTTTAAAACTCCGTGACAGCTATGATGAACTTAAAGATTATACATATGAATTTGTATGTTATATTACTACTTCCCCCCCTGAAAAGTCGTCTTATGAAGAAAGCGTTAAAAACGCTGTTTATACCTCGTTGGACTATGGCAAATATATGTATACTACAAGTGGCGTTGTTGATGATGTTACGGACGATAACAAAGAGCCTACGGAATGGATAAAGGCAGAGGGCATAAATGCTGGCTATATAATTGGCAAGGGTGGCTCTGTCAAGAATGTTACTATCAATCTTGAAAATCTTGATAGTTCACAGTTCACAGCCGATACAAAGCTTTATATCGTGGTATATGGTCGCTTAACCTCTCTTTCAGTTCCTACCCCTGATTACTTCGACCTTGACAATCAAGGTTATTTGTGCAATCAAGGTTCTTTAAATACAAAGCAGATTGTAACAGTAAATGCTGACCCCGAAACAGGCGAGGGAACAGACGTTGTAATGCCTGACTACTATTGTGTAACGTCAACGGCATTTAATTATAAAGATTATCCTGAATATAAGCCGAAAATCTTCAAGAATGGTGCTGAAATGGATACAAACAAGCCGTTTACTGATTACCTTGATAAGAAGTTGACTCCTGATTATATGTATGATTATGATATGGATAAAAACGGAGAAAGCGGTCTTGCTCCTGACGATTTCGAAAAGTATGAGGAACAAAAAAATCTTGATAAAAATTTCGGTTCTGTTGATTTCGGACTTGACAGCATTAAATCAGTGTTTGACGGCTCGTCCGACTTTTTCAAATTTTTAACCGCAAGTATAGCTATCTTGCCAACAACGTTTTTAACTATTCTGATTTCATTTTTCGTTATCATGTTAGCAATTTGCGTTGTTAAATGGGTATTGAAATAGGGGGTGCAACATGAATTGGTTTTCGCTTATGAACTCACTTTTCACTTCAATTCAACATTTGATGTGTTTGCGTATTCGTTTCGGTGAATTTAGTTTCACAGTAGGTGCAATGATTATTGGATTGTTTGTTATATCCTGCTCTGTTGCCCTGTTGCAGTATCTTTTCCACAATACATAAGGAGTTGTTAAAATGGTTGCAATATTAAAATTATTCGTCCTGTCACTGATAGTAATTCTTGCTATCAGTGCAGTTCTCGGCGTGGTGGCGTTCTTTATGGACTTGCACGCCTTTAAGTCTGATAAAGATTTGTCGCTCCCTCGTAAACGGCTTATTGAAGCATTATTTGAGGAACAAGAGTTAAAAAAGCAATCGACTGAACAGCCACAGAACACGCCACAGATTGACAAGCAAGAGCCTGAGAAAGTGAGGTGGTAAATGTGTTATATGATGTTCAAAATGCCTGTTATCAGTTGCTAAAGCTTCTTGGCTGTGATCTCGCCGCTATTGACGTTATTAAAACTTGGAAACAATTCGGTGTGCTGTGCATTGAATTTGTGTTCGCCTGCCTTATGCTTTTCCTGCTTTGGAAAATGCTTTACAATGCTATGATCCGTTTTTTTAACCCTCGGAGGTGGTAATAATGGTTTTATTCGATTACTTTGTACGCCTGCCGTCTTTGGCGGCGTATGTAGCTTATGACAAGGCTACAGCTTTATATTTTAATTGGTCGCAAATATTCAACGGTTGGGGTATACACTTATTTGTTGGCAAATTCGGAGCCGGAAAAACTTCTCTTATGGTCGCCGAAGCTTATGAACTCTGTCGCAAATATCCGCAGTTGCATATTTTGACAAATATTAATATCAAAAACTTCCCCGACTATACTGAAATACTCCCCTTGAACACTGCACAAGATATCCTCAACGCTCCTAAAAACACGCTTGTACTTATTGATGAAATAGGTACTATATTCAATAGCCGTGACTTCTCGGGCGGTAAATGTGCCGTTCCTAAACCTCTGTTTCAGCACCTTTGCCAATGCCGTAAACGGCGTATGATGATATATGCAACAGTGCAACGTTTCAACTTGCTTGATAAACAAATAAGGGACATCACCGCAGACGTGACCGCTTGCCATACGCATTTCAAGCACCCATTCTGCCGTATACAGACAGGTTATACATATGACATTGAGGAATACGAACTTTATTCGGAAAATAAGGCTTATACACCTGCACAGATGTATAATAGAACGTATCTACAGACAAATAAACGCCGTCAGCTCTACGATACATCACAGCTTGTCACGAATATGTTACAAAAAGAGTATTTGTCTGATGAAGAGATACTCGCCAATCGTGAGGGCATAGAGCCTAACACACAGCCACTTGACCGAAAGCAAAAGAAATCTATTCGCAAGCGTAAAAATGCTTGGTAATGAAACAACTCGCAGTGGTTGCCGTGAGGCTCACTGCGAGTTGTTGTCTTTGTTGTAATTATTGCCCTGACTAAATCTATTAATCAGTATCATATTAGTGTCTAACAAGTTCTTGTTCATCATTTCAAGTCGCTTGTTGGTTTCCTGCAATTCTTTATAGGTCTTTTCCGTGTTTCCTGCTGTGCAGATAATCGCAACAAACAATATTATGTTGATTATGATAGCAACTATTGCTATCACAACAGCCGTTGCAACTGCTGTTTCACTCATTTCAATTAAACCCATGTTCTCACCCCTCGTCTGTATGTGTCTTTATTACAATGTGGCTGTCCTCTGCGGATTTTATCTCATCAGTGATAACCTTTTTGAGATATCCTGCTTTTGATAAACCAAGCTCTTTTGCTCGGTCATTTATCATCTGATTAAACCCCTTTGGAGCATAAAACTGTATTTTTTCGAGATTTTCTGCGTTCCATTTTGCATTTGCTTTCTTCTTGGCTTCTGATACCGCCATTACCTCACCACCTTTTCTACATTATACTATATCTATTGTAATTTGTCAACCACAATATACACTATATCCAGTTAATAATTATTTAATAAATACTTTACACTATATCCATTGCACATGGACTAGATATAGTGTATACTTAATACAGACAAAGGGAAAGCGGTTATCCCACAAACCGCAGAAGAAAGGGTGTTTAAAATGACTATTTCAAATTACTATGTTCGTGAGTATCTTCGCCTTTATCGTGAATATCGTAAAGTAATTAATATATTTGATGCTTTTCTTTTGTATGGGAAAATAGAATACACCCTCGGTGAGTTGCGGAGAGATCTTTCTCTTGACTATCAATTTCACTGTGCCCTTCATGATAGGCTCTTTAATCTTTCTTGCCGTACTTGTGAAAAGTTCGGTCGTACTTGTGAAAAGTTCGGTAAACTTAAATCTCAGAATAATTTCTGATTTTTTTCTAAACTGAAAGGAGATTTTTATGAAAAATAAATTTTACACTGAGCAAAAGCACAGAGAAACTATGAATTCTGTTGATATGCTCGAAGGTCTTATTAATCGTATGTGCGTTACTAATGATGTCGATGAATTACGTCATCTTCTGACTTCTTCAATGTGTAGTTTGTCTGAATTATATGTTGTTGAGCGTGAAAAACTCAAAGAACGTATTTCTCAGAATGATTTCTGATTTTTCTATCTGTAAAATCTATCATGCGAACGGCTGGGG